CGTATGCCGTTCCGATCGTGTTTTTTTTTTTTTTTTTGGTTTGACCACACTATGCTAAGCATGTGTCTTAAGGGTCACCTAGACGTCTAAGATGGCATAAAAATGTCATCCAAACCGCCTAAAAAGAAATTGTTAGAGCATTGCAAGGGCACAAAAGATTTGCCTAATCGATGCAATAAACGTGTAGAACCTACTTTAATTGGGTCCGGAAAATCTGAAAGAGATAAAACCGGAGGTAGTTTCTTAGAGTGATTATTCTGAAGAATGAGTTGCCAATTACGGCGAAGCGTTCTATAAAAACAAGACTCAGAAGCTACCAACTCACCCTTCTTCGGATCGATATAAAGTTTAGAAATGTGTGGGCATCTAAAAAGAGCCTCAACGCATAACTTACCTTTAACATCATCCAGAGAAAAATCGGAATCATTCGAAAAGGATGCTAACTCGACTTTACTCATAGTACGGAGACTTTGAGCAAGGGCTTTTGCAAGCTCTGGAAGACGAGATGTAGCATAGTCCCAACACTGCCATGCAGATCGAGGTCTTCGAACAGGCTTCATTAAAGAGGCCTGATCTAGGAAACGAAGATTATACTCGGCAGGTTGGAAAGATCCGATGGTGGGTAAACCCAAACCATGTAAATATTCAGGGAGGAACCAGGGAACTCCAACCTTCTTAAGAAAGTCGAGATTTTTGTGTATATACTGACCAAGAACCCTCTCTTGCAGAGCAGAAGGAGAACTAAGGACTAACTTGGTACACTTTGCACCTATAGACATAAAAGTCTTGGATGCATCAGCGGTACCACTACGTTTAACGTTCTTCATCAGACCCATATTTATATAAGGAATAACTTTATAGGAATTTTCAGAAACTGAAAAGCTATAGGAGTTAATATTTAAATAAGTACAGGAATGATAAACTTTACCTACAGAAGGTAAAAGACCACATAAAGTGGAGAACTTAGACCATAGTAAACGTCCATTATCAGAAACACAAAATAAACCATCATCACCATTCACAAGGAGAGGAACCTCACGAAGAGGATACTTCTTCTTATGATCAATTTCCAAAACCATACGACAAATAGCCGCATTGATTATACAAAGTATAGGAAATGAGGTGATGCTCCCCATCAGTTGACCGTTTGTCTGAAGCTTCCTTAAGAGAGGCTTCCCTTTAGTTTTCAATTCCAAAATGTGGTGAGTAAGTGACTCTATGAAGAACTGTGAAATGTCTAAATCAAGATTAAGACACTCACAGATCTCTAGAGCCACAATGTTACTACACCAAGAAAAAAGCTGATTCGTAGCATCACTATAATCAACAGAGAGGAATTTTCCAGGGCATTTAAAAATGCTTTGGAAAAGCTCCTCAGTGGGTATAGGCGAAGACAAAAGCTTAAAGCAAGGAAAAGAAGACAAACGTTTCCACATAAAACTTTGAAGAGGTTTCAACAAAGTCTGCCTTAAAGGTGGACCTTTAGTTATAACTCTAACCTTAAGAGCCTCTGGCAGACCCAAAGGTACAGCTATAGGCTCCTCTAAAGCCGATTTCTCACGAATTCGGTTAAAAAGTAGGTTAAACTTATCAACTAAAGGCTGATCGTCAACTGATATTCCAGAAACTGAATCAATGGTCTCATCAGACTTAATCTCAGAGAATTGTACAAGCTCGGAATCATCACGGAGACCAACTAGAAGGTCTGGGTGATTCATAATGACGCCAACTGCACCACCCATAGCATTACTGTTAATATAATTAGCAGAAGTTGAAGGGAAAAAGGGTACAATTGGAACATCATAAGGGCTCGTACATTTATGAAAGATAGCCTTCGTAGTACGGCGAAGTTGAAAAACAAGCTCTTTAATATCCGGATCTGCCCTAATCTTATCAAAGATTGGAACAGAATCACGAGTTAAGCTTTCAAATGTTTTGATTTCACCGGAAAGGACATCTGATGGACTAGGACGGGGCATACCCTTCTTGGAGTAGAGAATTGAAACAAGGAAGGAACTGAACAAATCAGGACTTTTCTTTCTCAACCATCTCAACCAAGAGTATCCCTTACCGCCTAGTAAGATATGAGGCTTATCTATAACATCTGCAGGATTGGGTGCAATCTCTTGACCCATACAAGCAGAAAAATAAGCAGATATCTTCCATTTTACAAATTTAATGGGATTACAGTCATTCAAAATTGAACAAGCGATCCAATGATCGTAAGTGGGCTTCAAGCAGAAAGCTGAAGTACCATGTTCACGACTGAATCCGTATAGTGAAGCAATCTCCACTATAGTATCTACACATTCTCTAACAAACTCACACTGGCTAAAAGCCAGGCAAGGAGAGTTAACGCTCTCATCATTTGCGGAGATAATATCCGCGGCTGATTTCTCAGTTTGAG